GTTGGATCTGTCCAAGGCGGAGATCCGGAAGCAGTTCGCCGAGGTCTATGCGCGCGAGGAACTGACCGCCGAGGAGCGCAAGCCGCGCCGCATGCTGATCGCATGGCGGATGACGCGCGAAATCGCCGTCAGGAGGGGGATTTTGGGGGCCGACGCCCCTCTGAGCGACATCCCAACCGAATGGTGCCGGGTGTTCACGGGCTCAGGCGAAGCCAATCTGGTCGGGGTCGATCTGCCCGAGGAGAAGTGGACGCTCACCGGGCTCCTGGCGCGCGGGCAGGGCATCCCGCTGCACCCCGGAACGCCGCCGGAGCCGACAAGGAGGTTCGAGCTGGCGATGACCCTCCTGGCCGAGGAACTCCAGCTCCAGGAAGGATGCTCCGCGGACCCGATGCTCGGATACTACGGGCTGCAAGGGTTGCTGCACCTCTGGCCGACGCAAGAGGAGATCCTCCAACTGGAAGAGGAGCTGATCGACGCGACCCAACGGCAGATCGAGTCGATGGGGCAGTCGCGCATCGCGGACTACCTCGTGTCGATCACCGGGATGAGCCGGACCCAAGCCCTGCGGTTCGCGCGCGTCGCAATGTGGCGAATGCGCGCGGAGACCGCGGTCGACCCGCAGCTCGCTGCGGCGATGCACGCACTCCAACTAGAGAAGCTGATCCACCGAGCGCAGATCGACGGGAACAGTGTGGTCGAGCTGCGCGCGCACCGGGAGCTGATCCAGCTCCGCGGGCTACTGAAGCACACCTCGGACACGACCCTGGACGAGATGCAGGAATACATCCGGCGAATGGACGCCGAAGACGAAGCCGATGAGTAACCCCAACCCAGCATCCGACCTGTCCCTGTTGAAGAACCTGATCTCAGGCAAACTGGAGTCACTCTACTCCGGAGCCTACGAGGACATGGACCTCGCGGCGGGCACCATCGCCGAGCAACTGGCGGAAGCCTACGTGGCCGGCGACCAAGACAGCGCCGACGAGATGGTCGAGCAGCTCGAACTCCTCGGCGAGGTGCAGCGCCTGCGGCTGTCCGCCGAGGTGGTCAGTGCGTTCCGAGACGCGATGCGGTTCGCGGTCGGAGTTCTGTTCTCGTTCCTTCCCAAGCCACAATGAAAACCGTCCTGAAATCCAAGAAGTTCCTCAGTTCCGTCTCGGCGATCCTGTTTGTGCTCAGCCCCGCCTCGGCGGGGCTCGACGAGGCCACGATCCTCCAGGTCGTCTCCCTCGTCGCTGCCTACATCGTTGGGCAGGGCATCGCCGACAACGGCAAGGAAGCCGCCCGCGTCCAATCCCAAGCCCAGACCGACCAATGAAGATCCGAACCTCCCGCCTCGCGGCCGCGGCCGTCGCCGCCATCGCCCTCCTCCTGCCCTCGTGCGCCCCGCTGGGCTACATCAGGGTCTCGTCCATCGCCGCGCCGGCCCGGCGCGTCATGGAGCGGCACGACGCCTACGTGAAGGCCGACGAGTCGCTGACCGACATCCAGCGCGAGACCCGCCTGCGGACTTCCGAACTCCTGGAGCGCGTGCTGAAGGCGGCCGAAGACGCTGCCGCCGGGGCCGGAGAGCACTAATGGCGCCCGGGGACACCCCAGCCGCTCGCTTGGCCCGGCTCGAAGCACAGGGCGAGTCAGCGCACGCCCTCCTCCGGGACGTGCACGCACACGTCTGCGGTCGGCCGGGGTCCCCGGGGCTCACTGAGCGCATGGCCAAGGTCGAGCAGCGGCAAAGCCTGTTCACCAAAATCTTCGCGACGGTCGCCACCGCACTAGTCGGACTAGGTGTCTGGCTGGTGAGGGAGAGGTAGACCCTCGTGGGCCGCTGGACCAAGCAGTTCGAGGAGTCCTACTCGAACTGGAAGCGGGACATCGTGCGCTTCGCGCGCGAAGGCTTCGGCCTGACCAAGGCCAACAAGATGGCCCTGACCCAGCAGCAGATATCGCTGCTGAAGTGCGTGCAGGCCGAGACCCTGCTGCCGCTGGACCAGCGCAAGAAGCGCATCACAGTGCGCTCGGGCCAAGGCACCGGCAAGACGACCGTGTCTGTCGTCATCGCGGTATGGCGCGCACTGTGGGCGGTCGACGCTCTGGTGGTCGTTACAGCCCCAACAGCCCTCCAACTGAAGGACGTGTGGATCGCCGAGGCCCGCCGGCTGCTCGGGCGGGCCCACCCGTTCCTCAAGAAGCTGGTCACGAAGGTCACGGCCACCCGGATCACGATCGGCAAGCGGGAAACGTGGGGCATCTGGACTCGCTCGGCGAGCAGGCCGGAGAACTTCCAGGGATACCACGAGAAATACCTGACTTTCATCATCGACGAGGCGTCGGGCGTCGACCGGGACATCATCAAGACGATCAAGGGCACGCTGACGAACGCCAACTCGCTGATAATCGCGTGCGGGAACCCGAACCAGCGCCAGTGCGCGTTCTTCGATTTCTTCTACAAGCCGACAGAGGCCGCCCTCTGGCACAAGTTCGTGTTCGACTCGCGTGAGTCGGAGATGGTCGACCCGGAGAACATCAAGAAGCTGATCGCGGAGTTCGGGGAGGACAGCGACACCGTCCGGGTGCGCGTGAAGGGCGAGTTCCCGCTGTCGGACCCGAACGCGGTGATGTCGAGCGAAGACCTGTGGGCTTGCGAGGGCGTCCCGATGATGGACGCCGCGCGCATGAACGCTCTGGCCGAGCGGAACGTCATCGCCATCGACTTCGCCCGGTTCGGAAGCGACGAGTCGGTCATCGTGCGCCGCACCGGGCACGCCCTCGTCGAAATCCGGACCTTCTCCCGGAGAGAGCCGACCCAGATCGTTGAGGAAGCGTTCGCGATGCAGCGCCGGGCGCGATGGGACAACGCTGCGTGCCTCTACATCGTCGACGCGGGAGGGATGGGGCAAGGAGTCCTCGGCAAGTTCTATGAGCGAAGCAAGCGAGTCTTCGAGTTCCACTTCGGAGGCAAAGCCAGCAAACCAGACTACGCAAACAGGATCACCGAGGCGTATTTCAACCTCGGCCGGTTGGCGAAAGACCGACGGATCCACTTGCCGCAGGACGATCCCAAGAAACCATCGGTGATCTGCATGGAACGGGCGGTTGAGCAGTTGTCCAGCCGGCTTTACGGAACCAACGGCAAGGGTAAACTCGAGTTGGAAGGCAAAGACGAATACGTAAAACGTCTAGACGAGTCTCCAGACCAAGCGGACGCCATAGTCATGGCGTTCTACAACGGAACTAAGATCAAAGGGCGGGCATCAAGATGAGGTGGACTAGGCCAGGAAGGTTCGGAAACGTGCCGGTGGCTCCCGGGTGCCTCTGCGACCGGAAGACGTTGGACTCTGATTGCATCACCGTGGTGCCGGTCGGAGTCTCGATCGGAGGGCTGTGGCAGGTGTATTTCTGCTGCGCCTGCGGGGGCGTAGGAGCCGTGAACGTCTCGTGCGAGCAGAAGATCCTGGAAGTGCACGGGCCGAAGACGGCCCCGACGACCCTGGACCTGTGGCAGCGGAAGCCTAGAACCGCAGACGAATAGGACGCTCGGTGCCGGCGGGAGACTCGTTGGCCAACTCTCGCAGAACGAAGCGCTCGAACTGCTCGTAGACGGTGTCTTCGGCGGAGTCCTCGAAAGCAGCCATCGCGGCCGACTCGAAGAACGGACGCGAGTCCACCGAGCCGGTCTTGCGAGGGCGTCCGAGCTGATCCCGCACCACGATCATGAATTGGTTGGCCCCGCCGCCCGGGTTGATCTGCGCCAGCCTGCGGTTCTCGGCCAACCCGAATTCGAACTCAGCCTTCGTCAGGCGACGCTCGTCGGACAGACGGTCGGGAGACTTCCCGCCGGGCCGTCGAGGGTCATCCGCACGGTTGACGTAGTAGACCAGGAAGCGGGCCGTCACCGGGCCGATGGAGCTGTGCCCGTCGTGAACGAAGATCGCCCAGTAGGGCGTCAGGAACAGGTCTCCTGACAGAGGCGTGTGGATGCGGCGCTCCAGCTTCTCCTTGAGCTGCTGGGAGGGAATCGCCTCCAGGGCGACCGGGAAGGCATCCGACACCAGCCGAGCCACCAGCGAGCGGGTGAACTCCTTCAGGACGGTCGGCGTGAACCCCACGGGCTAGTAGGAGTCGGGGATCCTGGAGCGGCTCCAGGCGGTGGCTTTCTCGAACATCTTGTTCTTCAGCCTGTGGAGCTGCCGGGCCAAGGCGGCGACCTCTTCCCGACGGCCGTGCTGCATGACCCAGTCCATCTCGTAGTCCATCACGCAGGCCAGTTCTGCCTCTGGTTGGGAGGCGAAATGCGCCTCGATCGATGCCGCCTCTGCCGGCGTGACATGGAACATGACGCCCCAAATCAAGAAGTCGTCCGCTCGCTCCAGCTTTTCGTATTCGCTCATCACCTCAAATCTCCATCATCTCTTGGATCTGGTCTCGTTCGGTCTGGTTGATCTTCCAGACCGTTCCGCGGAAGGTCGCGATTTCGTCCCCGACGACAGCCCACTCCGCATGGACGTGCCCGCTGCTTGGGTGAATGGTCACCACCAGGAAGCCGCAGGACCACCCGGTAGCCTCGACCGGCCCTTGAATATAGCCCGCCGCCACCGCGGCAGGGTGGGCCATGCACGGGGTCTGATGCCAGTGCAGCACTCCAGTGGAGTGCGACCCGACAGAGATCATCTGCCGATCGTGCATGTGCCCGTTCGTCCCGTGGGACATGAACCTACCGACGTGCTTGCGCGCAGCGTCCTTGCCCGTCAGGAAGCCGTGAACCGTGGTCCACAAAGGCCGACCGCCCGGGGTCGTGATCGTCTCCCAGTTCTGCGCGATGTCCACCTGCCGGTGGCGAGCACTCGGGTTCAGGAAGGTCGCCCGGCAGACGAGGCCGATCTTCAGCTTGTCTAGCTGGAACAGGTCCGCGAACGACATGTTGCGCAGAGACCCGAGCTTGGGACCCTTGTCGGCCAGATAGCTGACCAAACGGATGTCGTGGTTGCCCATCACGAACTTGATGTCGGCTCTCGGCAGGATCTTCCGCGCCGGGCGCAGCACCTTGTAGACCGCCCAGTCGATTTCGTCCTGGACGCTCAGCGGGAAGTGCCCCGGGAGCTGGCGGTGCGTCGACAACTGAGGGAAGTCCACTAGGTCGCCGTTGAAGCGCACTCCCTGAGGCTTCACCTGCTTGAGCACGTCGTTCCACACCCGGAGGGCGAACGGGTTGCAGAAGTGGGAGTGCAGGTCGGAGCAAATCGCCAGAGTGAACGGCTTGTCCGTCGCTAGACGGTTGTAGGCACCGTCCCACGGCTTGACGTGTTGGTCGGCGTAGTTCGCCTCGTCCTGCGCGCGGGCCGTCTTGCTGATGTTGCGCTCGATCGTCCGACCCTGGAGGGTCGGATGCAGGCCGGCCTGCCGCTGGAACTCGGCCCACATACCGAACAGGAGCACCGCCAGCGAAGTGCTGTAGAACCCCAGCTCGCGGTATCTCTGCCGGCTGCTCGAAGGCCCAAGGATCTCGCGAGGGATCTCGGCGACGCGGCGCAGATCCTCGCACAGGCGCTCCTTGAACTCGTCGGCCAGACCTGGGTCGGCTCGCAACTCTTGGATCAAGTGCTTGTGCTCGGCGCGTTTGTCTTGCGCCGTCTGCACCATCGAGGCTAGGGCCTCTTGCCGTTCGGACGTCTTACGAGGGGTCTTCTTGGATGCCATAGATGAAGCCTACTACACGGGAACAGGGTCGGGGGAGAAATTATCGGCGATCGCCCCGCCCCGCCCGCTTGTCGCTGCCGCGCTGGGCCGCGCCGGCCTTCAGGTCGCGGCCTTGCGCCGTTGCTTCGCCCAGCGGCTGCTTCATGCGGCTGATCGTGTCCGCCTTGTCGACGTCGATCGAGTCCAGGATGGTCCAGAAGCCGTTTCCCCGGTGGTTCTTCGGGCGCATCTTCATGCCGGTCGGGTCCTCTGGGTCCGGCTCCTTCTCGTCGGACGTCTTCCCGAGAAACATGTCCGAGGACACCTTCAACCCGCCGTTCAGCTTCGGGCTGCCCAGGGTGGCGGCGAGGACGCCCGACATGTAGGTCTGCACCGGGTTGGCGTATTGGGCGTGAAACGCTTGCAAGGCGTTCGGGAACTCGTTGTTCCCTCCCATCTTGCCCGGCACCTGGATGCCGGCGATCAGAGGGGGGACGCCGTGCGCAGTCACCACGGCCATGGCATTGGCGACGGACTGAGCCTCAGAGTCGGCGGTGCCTTCCGACTCGGAGTCCAGCTTGTCGAACTGAACCTCAATCTCGTCGCCGCCCACGTTGACCACCATCAACTTGCGGCGGTT